ATGAAAAGATAGTTGTTCGGTGATTTGTTTCTTCCAACATCAAGTTGAAGAAAAAGATAATTGTTCAGTGATTTGTTTCTTCCAACATCAAGTTATGAAAATAATGGTTGTTGTTCTTTTTTTTTCTACAACATCAAGTTGTAGAAAAAGATAGTTGTTCGGTGATTTGTTTTTTCCAACATCAAGTTGAAGAAAAAGTAAGTTGTTCAGTGATTTGTTTTTTCCAACATCAAGTTGAAGAAAAAGTAAGTTGTTCAGTGATTTGTTTTCTCCAACATCAAGTTGAGTAAGTACTGATCCTACAGGAACTGTTCGAGATTTGATCGTAGATAAATCAGATTATTTTTGATGAATGGAAAACAATAACCTCTTCCAGTATTAACTCCTGTTATTTATTTGATTTCTTCTTCATAACATGGTATATTTTTGTATTTAACAGAATTAATAAGCATGAATGATATGAGATTAATTTATCTAAATATTATATTTAGATAAATTTTGTGATAAGAAATTAATAATTCTTTAAAAGATATGTCTGAAGATTTTTCACGGTTACGAGTTGTAGATTTGAAAAAACTTCTTCGAGAAGCGGGTCTTCCAGTTTCAGGAAGAAAATTAGAACTTATAAAACGTCTAAAACAAGCAAATATAAAACCACGCAAAGGAAAAAGACAGAGACTATCAAAATCTCTTTCACCCGTTCGTTGTACTAAAGGGAGAGGAAAAAGAGTTTATTATTTTGATCCAAATACAGGAAAACGTATTAGTAAAGCTGAAGCAGAACGCCGAGGGATTGAGAAATGCGTTACTGTATCTTAAAGAAGACAAGAACGAAAGAAAAGTCCTAAGCCTGTAGCTAAGCATGTAGATAAGCCCATAGCTAAGCATGTAGATAAGCCCATAGCTAAGCCTCCAACACGTTTGCCTGAATATAAAGTGGAAGAAATAGTACCATCTAGTGTTTCTTTGACTGAATCTATTCTTGTTCCATCTCAAGAGATGATACCGGAGAAGGTAGGTATATCTACACCTTCAATAGTATCTTCTAAATTTATAGAAACTTCATCTACTGCTATTGAAAATATGGACCCCGAACTTTTTTCTTCCCTCTCGACTACTGAAATGGATGTGTTTGAGACTGCAAAATCTCTGAATGAATCAGTTGGAGATATGCCTAATAGATATGCCATTGTTACTGCTTATAATGATCCTGTTTTTCGAGTAATTGTTCCCAAAGAATTAAAGGGAGAGGAGACGATTATTTCAGAAGAAGATCTAAAAAATTTATATGAAAAATATGGAATAGAGCCTGCATTGACTCATGAAATGTTACTTTTAGTTCCACCTTCTAAATTGGATGAAGTGTTATCACTTGGAGATAAATTTAGAAACCCACCATTTGAAGATGTGGTGTCAATTGTTGAAGAAATTAAAGAAAAACTTCCGAGGATGGCTACTAAAGTTACTGTTTATGAAGTGGTAAGTGCTTATCGAGACCCAATCTTTGATATCTTTGTTCCACTGAAAAAATTGGGGAGAGAGTTTTTAGATAACTTTAATGAAATAGATGATCTTTATGAGAAATATGGAATCAACCCTTTAAAAGATAACAAATATTTACTTTTAGTACCACCAACTAGACTATTAGATCTATTTGATTTGACTAAAGAATTTTTAGAGCCACTCGATGAAGATCCTTCACATGGAGCAGAAGCGCTCAGAGATATAATACCAAAAGTTACTGTCTTAGTAACTCCCAGATATGCAGTGCTTAGTCTTATAGGAAATCTATATAGGAAAGAACTAATTCCTCATCGATTTTTGGGGGAAGAATTTCTACTTACAAAGAGAGAAATGGAAGATCTATATGAAAAGTATGGTGTTGGTCCAAATGAAACTGGAGAATATATCATGGTAACATTCCCCAATTATGCTGACAACTTCCTAGAGTTGGGAAAACTATACTCAGATCCTACAGAAGATCAACAATCAATATTATATGAGATTAATTATCTAATTGATCGAGTTGCTGAGGTTATCCCACCACCAGGAATGACATTATACTTTATTCTTACAGCTGTAAAAGATGATCGGTGGGGGATTTATATTCCAACCGAGATTATTGATGCGAGACCATTACATGAATTGCAAGAATTAGGAATTGAAGAGGGTAAAGCTTATGATTTTTATAATGTGAATCCTGAAATGGAATCCTTATTTTTAGTTTCAGAAAAAGATGGAGAGGAACTAATGAAATTTGCAAGACTTTTCTTGTCGGCAGATACAGATAGTCAAAGAGAGGAACTCATTGATCAGTATGAACTTATTCTTCCAACGTCTCCAATACTTTCCCAAGTGGAATTATCGGCTGAAAAAACAAAACGAATAAAAGAACTACGAAGAAAAGAACAAGAAATAAAAAGTGGTGAATATGAAGTTTTTTCTGCCTATCATGATGATGTATATGGTGTTCCTGTTCCTGAAATGAAATTAGGAAAAATAAAAGGAGAAGATATTTTTACTACAAATTATATTGAAAAATACAACCTTGATCCTTAATCTTGGATTCTATTAATACGTCCAACATCATTTGATTTGCTGGCAATGGGAGAAGATTTCAAATCAGGAAATTCGGACGAAAAAGAAGAAATTGCACAAAAAATTGCCGACGCAACAAAAAATGGTGAAATCATCGTTTTATCTCCTTAAAAATGCGTTGATCATATCAATGAATTATTAGTTTATTAACTAATAATTTAGTTATTTTTGAAAAAAATGGTTGAAGAAGTGCATTATATATTCTTTTTAGGTGAATTTGATAATTATTATAATAGTTATTTACCTACTGACTATATTGGGGAAAGATTACCTTTCATTCATTTAAACGAAAATCAAAAAATTTTGAGTGCATACAATGACTATAAAAATGCAATTCTTGAATTTATGCGAGTGTTTCCTCAAGCCAATAACAGAGAAAAAGATATGTTTATGAGATTTGGATATCCATGGCTGAAAATAAAGATTGTCGAATTACTTGAATAGAGACAAAAATGAATGTAGTTAAAATAAAAATCACCTGAAAGAATGTCTTGTTTTCAACATCACCCATTGTCTTATTATGGAAAAAATAAAAGTAAAATTGGGTCCGGTACTTATTCTCATGTGCAAAAGTATTGCCGAAAAGACGGAGAAAATATTGCAATAAAGGTTCACAACACAAAAACAAGTGCATTTCGAGAAATAGCACTCTTAGAAGAATGCCATCATTCTCCTCATATTATATCTCTTTTAGATGTGGGATATGATTCTCGGAGGCAAAGATTTTATCAGGTGATGCCTATGGCAGAGTGCAGTTTATATAACCAAATTTTATCAAATTATTTCATGGATAACCCCGAAAGAATCAAGACGGCAATCTTTCAAATATTACAGGGTATTGCTTTTCTGCATGTAAAGGGTTATATCCATCGAGATATGAAATCCGAAAACATTTTAGCATTCAAAGATGGAAAAACTGGGGGCTATACTTATCAACTTTGTGATTTTGGACTTTCCAGAAAAAAGAAATTTGATGGAGAAACTTATACTTCTTATATGGTAACATTATACTATCGCCCACCAGAAAATATTTTAGATCAGGAGCAATATACTCAAGCTATAGACATGTGGTCTGTTGGTTGTATTTTTGCTGAGCTAATACTTAAGGTGCCACTTTTTTCTTATGAAGAAAGTCATCAGGTGTTGTCTAAACAGTTGAAATGTTTAGGGGATCCAAAAATCTCCTATCCTCCTTATTTACAAAAAAGACTGAAAGAAATAAAAAAGTGCGAATTTGTTAAGAACAAGAAATGGTGGGATAAGAATATCAAACAAAAAGTAAGTCGACTATGTGGAAATGAAGCCTACGATTTATTGAGTCGATTTCTTCAACTTGACCCTTCAAAGCGCATATCTGCTCGAAATGCATTAGTTCATCCTTATTTTTCTGATTTTACATCTTCACCTGTTGATATCCCATTGTTATTTTTGAATGAAATTTATCATCCCAAAGATTGGAGAACCAAGACTAAAAAGTTTCAATGGTCAGATCGCAACGCTCTTTTTATTAAATGTTGCAGTTTGGGGATTGATAAAGGACTGACCATGGAAAACATAGTCACTTGCTATTTTTTCATGAATAAATTCTTTTATCTTGCTCCAAAATTTTTAAATGTTAACGATTCATATTACTTTATGAGAGCTATAATAAATATAGTCTCTAAAATACATAGCTCGTATATTATACACCTTCGATTTTTGGAAGAAAATGGAGATAAAAAACGTCTTAGGAGATGTCGAAATAAAGTTTTACATATTCTCAAATTTAAATTAAATATTTACACTGGGGAAGATTGGTTTCAAGAACGACAAAATATTCAGATACAAAAGAAATTAATAGGGAATCATAAGCAATGGAAGAAAATATTGTTGGCATCTAAAGCTCTTTATCGAATGACTATTTTCATGCCAGAACTATTTTTTGATTTCCCTCCAGAAAAGTTGGCAGAGGAATGCCAACGCTTAATAATGCAACATTATGGGTTTGAGATTGAATGTAATGACTATATTCGAAATCGAATACAAAAAAATTTAAAAAGAGTGCAATTGTTATTCACAAAAAACAAGTACTTTACTCAAGAGGTATTAGATTACATATTTTATACTAAGAAAGTCAAATACCCAAATGCTTCAATTGAATCATCGCTATTAGTTGACTGAAAAAAAGAACTATATCAAAAAAATATATTACATTAATATATTTTTTTTTATTCCTCCCCTGAAATCGAACCAAACTTTCAGGCATCACAAATCTATATGTTACCAACTGCATCATATAAGATAAAGTTTTTCATTGCTACAATGAATATTTTTAAAAGGAGCTTATCTGGATTCGAACCAGTAACCTTTTGATATCTTTTTTATCTGCAAATTGAGCTATAACCCCAAATGAGATATATTTTTTCTATAATTTAAAGGATTCTACAGGGGGTGAATCGAACACCCGACACAGAGGACTACAGCCTCCTGCTCTACCACTGAGCTACCTGTAGTAGAATGCTCTACAAATTAAACTATAACCCTAAATGAGATATATTTTTTTCTATAATTTAAAGGATTCTACAGGGGGTGAATCGAACACCCGACACAGAGGACTACAGCCTCCTGCTCTACCACTGAGCTACCTATAGGAAAACAGATTTCTGAATATTATTCTGGTGGGATTTGAACCCGCGACCGCCAGTCCCATAATTTGACGGTTTACCTATTGAGCCACAGATGTAAGAAATCGTGATATCAATAGTCCTAATGGAGTTTGAACCACTCTGCCCCTTTTGTTCAATAACCTCGCCGCGATTCGAGCATACAATCTTCCACTTTGTAGGTGGACGCTCTACATTTGAGATACGAGGTCATAATATTCATGGTGTTATAAAGCAGATCAAGAAATGCGACCAAACTACAGGGGGTACCATTTTTTCCATATTAAATATCAGGATTTCAGACTTGAAAAGTAATAAATGCTATTGGAAAACTTATCTATTTTAATAGCATGTATATTTTTAAATCTTTTTTTGTCTATATTTCAATAGAAAAATATAGAATGGTAAAAATTAATTTGACATACCCAAAAAGGTACATATTAAAGGAAACGTTCTAAGCCAAGGGAAATTTAATAAACTCTAATTGACTATATAGGAAAAAAAAGAAGAAAAACCTGGAAAGAGTTCAAGAATTTAAAGAATATGTCTTTGTTAAATATTTATAAATTTATAAATATCTTTTCTTCTTCCATACAGTATTTTATATCCTCTGATATAAGAATCTGTAAAAGTTAACTCAATTTAAAATTTAAGGCTTCTTCTTCAGGTGTACAATCTATATAATTAGATGGACACTTCTTTTTTTTGCACTATAGACCGTAATTAACTATGGTCAGACGGCGACGTGATGTTTCTTTTTCTTTTCGTTTGAGGGGTCCAGAAGCGTTCATCGACTCTTAAAAATTTAACCAGAGGACGCAAAGTTCAGCGAAAAAATTGATTTTTTTAACTCTTGAGCCACTACTAAAGATTTTTTTTGCTCTCTCTCATGATTGCTAACACTATATTTGACATTCGTTTTTTTCTTGCTCACCATGTGCAGACTCTTAAACACTTGTTAACTTTTTTTATAACCTCTATCTTCCCCCTCTTTTACTCGACTAATATCGCAGCTTCATTACCGGGTATAATGTTGACCATTACTGGCGTCATTATTGATTATCTTGGCAGCATTGAACCCCAACATGTATTGACGTTAGAAGAGCATCACGAACTACTTAGAGCTTGTAACAAAGGCCAATTAAAAGCTTTTGACAAAGATAAAAAGATCTACATGGTAGAAGCTGTTTTCGATTCATCTTCCTCTGGTCGTGAATACACTGTGGCGGAGGCTACCGGCGCTTTTCAAGTCCTTCTCGTCTCAAAAGAGGTAAAAGATGACTGTGGTGATATTTCAGCTTCTATTGAAGTTCGCGGGGCAAAAGATGATGTGAAATCTTTCTTAGACCTACTTCACGCTGGTCGGGGTGCTTTACAAGTTTATAGTCTACGATATACTCTTAATCGGATTCCTTATTATGCTCGACCTATATACGCTCCAGAGTTTTTTGGTCATAAAATCTTTGATTATGTAGATACCCGGGTGAGGAAATTTCTACAAAACCAAGACTTTTATGAAAGAACCGGTCTCCCCTATCGTATCGGATTTTGCTTTGCGGGTGAAAAAGGACTCGGCAAGACACAAATGGCCTACGCTCTCGCCAGATACTACAAATTGGGAATAGTAGAAGTAAACCCGATTTTTGATTTCACCAAGATCAGTGAGGGTCAGATAGACTTGAGCAATAAAGTTGTCCTCTTAGATGATATTGACCTATTTCCCTGTTCTCAATCTCGAAAGATAATAGAAGCAACGATCTCAACGAACATAGGAGAAAAGAAATCATATCAGCAACTTAAAGCCCTGATGAAATTTTTAGAAGCTTCTAATGTGGAAAAAACGATCTTTATTGCGACTACAAATCATCCTGAAACTCTGGAGACAGCTCTTCTGCGGAGTGGTCGATTAGATCATCTCCTCGAGTTTGAAGAGATACAAAATAGAGAGATCACTGAAATCATGGAAAGATTTTATCCTGACTTTCCTGAATCTTCCCTTATAAACGTGAATATCTCCCCCATCAAGATCTCTGACTTGATTCACCAACATATTTTACCCCATGTGGATGATTTCGATGGCTGTTTGCTATCTTTGATGAATCGTTAAGAATAGTGGTCTCTCATAATAAAAGATATAATCTTTCTCCCATAGAGAAAGATTTTATACATAATCGTAGATTTATTTTCCCCTTGGTACAGCCCTGTAAAAGATATAAAATAATATTAGTCTAAAGGCCGTTGGTATACCGCCAGCAATTGGATTAATTTAGTCAAATCGCTGAAACATATTCAAAAAATCCGTTTTTTGAAATTTATAATTAGCTAAATACACTGTTTGGGTTGTCAATATAATAGCTATAAAGTGCATAAATTAATAAAGTTATAGAAATAGTTTGTAAAGCCGATTTAATATGTTTATTTACAGAAAGATATTCACGTCGAACCCAAACATCAAGCAACGATAACATGATAATAATAATTGCCAAAACAAGAATACTGGTGAATCTTTGACGATCGCCTTTATAATCTTTGTTGACCCACGTAAGAAGAGGAAGCACTAAGAGTAATCCTATAGCAAAATAATTGGCTTGAAAATTCTCTCTTTCTATCTCTATGGTTAAATGGCAACTATTAGCATAACCAGTCAGAAAAATTACTGGAGCTATAGATAAAATGATCCATCCAATCACATCAGTGTTATACAACCGAAAACACGCTACAATCAAAATCCAGATTACAATGGCAGTCACATATACCAATCTTACTTGAGCCGCTTTTTCTTCACTATAGCATTCGTGTTGTTCTTTGACGGTAAAATCTTCATTGTTATCCCCCATCGAATATCTTTTTTTTTATCAAGTGAATAAAACTAAGAGTATGATTTCTTAATTTTAGGTTAAAAGTCAGGAATAATATTTGATGAAAAGAAAAAAAGATAATTATTAAGATAAGAATTTCAATCTTCATATATTTAGTAGCAATAAATGTAAACTATCCTCGACGTTGTTCATTTTTTTTGTAGAAAAATGAACATTAATTTTTATAGGGCTTAAATAGGGCAAAATGGAAAAGGAGCTGGAAAGTGTAACTTATAAATACAATGTTTCACAATTTGAACACCCAGTCCATGTTCCCATTAAACATAAAGGAGACAAAAGTATATTGGATGAACTAAACCAATACCGTCTTCGACCTGAAATCAAACAAAAAGCACAAAAAATATTTCTCAAATTGGGAAGAGGTACTCACCGTGGTAATAAAAGAAAACAACTACTTTTTTATTGTATTTATAGTGCTGAACTAGAATATCATGATGAACATCCTGAAATTGAGGAAGATGTAGATCCTGGTATAATTCGTAAATTGGTTGGTATCAGTCACGGATCAATGAGAAGAGCTATGTCCATGTTTTCAGAAATACAGACGGGATATCGACCTAAAACAGGAGAGGCTAACCCGTTGGGTATGATCAGGTGCTATTGTTTGGAAAATCATATATCTGAAGAATTAGTCGAACCTATTAAGGAGTTGGGTAAGAAAATATTGGATAAACATCCTAAATTAAAAGAAGAATATCCTCAAACAGTAGCTGCGGGGTTAATCAAATATTGTTTGACAACCATGGGAGTGGAGATTGATAACAAATCTTTTTCAAAGAATGTGAATCTTTCTGAGGCTACTATCAATAGTATGTATAAAAGAATTGCCAAAGCAGATAACATGGAAGAATAAATATCTACTTTGTTTTCTTGGAATAATAACGTTTTGTTCTTTTTTTTCTTCAACTTGATGTTGAAGAAAAAGATAGTTGTTAAGCAATTGTTTCTTCAAGATCAAGTTCATGAAAAAATAAGTTGTTTAGTGATTTGTTTCTTCCAACATCAAGTTGAAGAAAAAAATAGTTGTTCAGTGATTTGTTTCTTCCAACATCAAGTTGAAGAAAAAGTAAGCTGTTTGGTGATTTGTTTCTTCCAACATCAAGTTGAAGAAAAAAATAGTTGTTCAGTGATTTGTTTCTTCCAAAATCAAATTGAAGAAAAAGTAAGTTGTTCAGTGATTTGTTTCTTCCAAAATCAAATTGAAGAAAAAGTAAGTTGTTCAGTGATTTGTTTCTTCCAAAATCAAATTGAAGAAAAAGTAAGTTGTTCAGTGATTTGTTTTTTTCAAGATCAAGTTGAAGAAAAAGTAAGTTGTTCAGTGATTTGTTTTTTTCAAGATCAAGTTGAAGAAAAAGTAAGTTGTTCAGTGATTTGTTTCTTCCAAAATCAAATTGAAGAAAAAGTAAGTTGTTCAGTGATTTGTTTTTTTCAAGATCAAATTGAAGAAAAAGTAAGTTGTTCAGTGATTTGTTTTTTTCAAGATCAAGTTCATGAAAAAGATAGTTGTTCAGCAATTTGTTTCTTCCAAGATCAAGTTGAAGAAAAAGATAGTTGTTCAGCAATTTGTTTCTTCCAAGATCAAGTTCATGAAAAAGATAGTTGTTCAGCAATTTGTTTCTTCCAAGATCAAGTTGAAGAAAAAGATAGTTGTTCAGCAATTTGTTTCTTCAAGATCAAGTTGGAGAAAAAGGTAGTTGTTCAGCAATTTATT